TTATTAAGTACAATGATTGAGATTACACTTCTTAGAATATTTTTTACAGGAAGTATAAATGTAACAGAATTAAATTTTGCAGCAGGTTTTAACCCTACCATTAGCGATGGTATATGGGATATTAGCTTTTCAGCAAAACTAACAGCCTTTTCGCTAAAAACATCATTAGAGAATATTGGTACAGGCACTAAAACAATTTATTTAAGTAGTTTAGGAGTGTTAGGAACTGACGGACTTAACAATAAACAGCGATTAATAAACAGTTTTACTGACTTTGCTACATATCAAACTTGGGAAACAGCAAGGCTTGCGGAAGGTAAAACATTGATAGGAGGTTACACAAAAAATTCAGTAGCTATTTTGGCTACAGATACAGTAATTCAGTGTACCAATGCAACGCTGAAAGTAAATAGTTTCCGTAGCACTGGCAGCATTAAAATAGGTACAACAAACTATGTGTATAGCTCAGTTGACTATACAAACCAAACCATAACATTGGCTGCTCCAATAGGTACGGCTTATGCAGTAAACACAGTAATTAGCGAAGTATAAAAAATGATTAAACTATGGTACTATTAGACGCACACACACAGCAGTTATTAGAGGATGTTACCATTATAAATAATGGAATACGGTTTTTTGCGTGGTTAATAACAGGTATGTTGACAATTATCGGTGGGCTACTTATTTATATTTGGAGAAACTCGGATAAAAAACATGATATGGCTTCAAAAAGGCAGGATGATTCGGACGATAAATTTACAAAACTCGCTGAAGAGGTTACAAAATTGACTATCTATATGAATATAGCGTTCCCCCAAATAGAAAAGAATACAAACAAAATCAATGAAATGGACGTGAATTGTGCAAAAAATAACCACAGAAAAAAAAGTACTTAAAATCTTGTTAAAAGTAAGGTTAGCATTTTTGGTGTACGGAAGTAGACACGATATGTTTTTAAAATGGTTAAACAAACAGATAAAAAAATATGAATAATATGAAAAATTGGAAAACGAGCCTTGTAGGCATAACTATTATTATTGCAGGCATTTATGTATTTGTATCTACAAAAGATTGAACACAATCAGGAATAGCAGTTAGCGTTGGAATAGGCTTATTATTTGCTAAAGATCACAATGTAACTGGAGTATAATATGAAGTTGCAATTGAAGAGAATTTTTTTTGGAGATACATACACTATTGGTAAATTATCAATTGATGGTATATATTTTTGTGATGTATTAGAGGATAAGAATCGTGATATAAATCATGATGGAAAATTAGATGAAGTAAAAGTTTTTGGACAAACATGTATTCCATTTGGAGTGTATAAAGTAATAATAACTATGTCTCAAAGATTTAAACGAGAACTTCCATTATTGTTAAATGTTCCAGGATTTGATGGTATTCGAATTCATGCTGGTAATACATCGGTTGATACACATGGATGTTTATTGGTTGGAGTAAATGATCAGAAAGGAAAAGTTTCTAATTCGCAAGCTACAATGGCAAAACTTTTCACAATTCTTAAAAAAGCAACCGATATAACAATTGAAATAACTTAAAAAGATGATTAAAAAATTAATATTATTAGTTGTATTGGCTTTATCTATATATGGATGTAAACCAATAGAAAAAATAATTTATGTTGACAAGCCAATAATTAAAATACAAATTGATAGTGTATATACACACTCCACCGACAGTTTTATTGAAAAACAAAAGGGAGATACTATACTTCAATATAGATTTAAAACGTTATATAAGGAGAGTTTAAAATTAAGGGTTGACACTATAACCAAAATAAAACAAGTTGATGTTCCATATTCAGTAGATAAAATAGTTCCTCAAAAAGGATTTATTTATTATTCTGGATTGTTTTTATGAATAATAGTGATTGGCTTTATAATTTACAAAGTATACAAATTATTTAATAGAGTATAATACAGATATAAAAAATTGAATTTTACTATACTAAAAAATATATAAATTTCATTAATTGAAATTTTATATGTACTTTTGCAAAAAATTAAAAATGGGAGAAAATGGGAGAAAATAACAAACAAAACATATTTTTCGGAGAAGACGATGATATGTCAATGAACTCACTTTTTAGTGAGAATGTAGATAATGAAATTGATGACGATTCAAGCGAATCGTCAAATGACAATGACAATGAAACCCCCACCGATGATGATATTAAGTTGGAAGATATTTTTCCATCAGAAGATAATCAGGGGAGCGTAGGTGGAGAAGAGAAGGAAACGGTAGAACAACCTAATTCACAAAAAGATGAAGGTTCTTCTCCCAAGACAAAATTTTACTCTTCCGCCTTAAAAGCATTAGTGGATGATGGAGTTCTATCGGATCTGGACCAAGAGTTTTTAGCTAAAATCAAAGATGAAGCCACACCAGAATATTTAGCAAGTGCTATTGAAAAACAAGTAGAAGCAAGACTTGATGCAACTCAAAAAAGAATTAATGATGCATTAAGTAGTGGTGTGCAGATAGATGATGTTAAAAGATTTGAAAATGCTATAAACTATTTGAGCAGTATAGATGAGGATGTTTTATCAGAAGAAAATGATGAATCTGAAAATCTTAGAAAACAAATCATATATCAAGATTATATTAATAAAGGATTTAAGCCTGAAAGAGCTCAAAAAGAAGTTACTAAATCATTTAATGCTGGAACTGATATAGAGGACGCTAAAATTGCTTTAGAAAGTAATAAAGAATATTTTCAAGAGCAATATGATGATAAAGTAGTTGAACAAAAAGCTCAAATTAAAAAAATAAAAGAAGAGAGGGAAAAGCAGGTTCTTAATTTTAGAAAGAAAATTATTGAAACAGAAGAACCTCTTGGAATAAAAGTAGATAAATCTATTAGACAGAAAGTTTTAGATAACATAGTTAAGCCAGTCCACAAAGGTAAAGACGGAAAACTATTGACTGAAATACAAAAGTACTCAATAGAAAATCCAGACGATTCAGAATATTATTTTGGATTGTTATATACAATGACTGATGGATTTAAAAATGTTGATAAATTTATAAGTCAAAAAGTAAAGCAATCCACAAAGAGTGCTTTAAAGAATTTAGAACACAAATTAAAAAATACCCCATTAATGGGTGATGGCGAAGTTGATTTTAACTTTGGTCAAAGCGATGAAGAATCTTATGTTAAAAATATAAAATTTATATAATATGAAACCAACCAATTAAATTAAAATAAAAAAATGGCAAATGTCCTAAGTAAATTTGGAATGATGGAATTCCAAGGATGGAAGGGATTTAGCAAAGTAAACCACATTGGTACTATGTATAGATCTAATCCACAAAAAGCCACTGAAAATATGGTGCAGTTACTTGCAACATACCGTGGTAAGACTTTAGAAAATTATTTAAAACAATTCCCTGTCAAGTATTTTGACACAGACGACGACTATACATGGGAGGTAGCTTAGATTGCCCCCCCATTCAGTAATGAATGTAAAAAAAATTGAACAATATCGGTGAAGTCCTCCAAGAAAACGGATAATACCGAGATAATCTATTGAAATAAAGATCAATAGACATCGTAGAGAGTAGAGACTGAAACTAATAATTATGGGTACTATTTATAAAATAGAAAACAATATAAATGACAAGATTTATATTGGCCAAACAATTCAAGATTTAAAAATAAGATTTAGAAGGCACTGTAGTTTTAGTGCATTATCTAATGCAGAATGAAATATGCCAATCAAAAGAGCTATTAAAAAGTATGGAAAAGAAAATTTTTTTATAACTGAAATCGAATCCGTCAAAGATGAAGATATCAATGAAAGAGAAATTTATTGGATAGAAAAGTATGGTAGTTTTAAAAATGGTTATAATGCAACTGCTGGTGGTGGTGGACTATTGAATCATGAAGGCAAGATAAAACAATTTCAAGTACAAGAAATTATATCAAAGTATTTGGATGGTAAGACGCCAAATGAATTATCAATTGAATATATGGTTGATAGAAAAACTATAATGAATTTATTAAATAAAAATAAGATCAAAACTAGATCTATATCTGACACATGCTCTAAAGGAGAAATATCAGATGGATTATTGATTAAACTTTTGTCTGAAGGAAAATCTCAAAGACAAATAGCTAAGATAATAAATAGATGTCAAGGAACTGTTTGAAAACTTATCAAGAAATTAGACCAAAATGTCTCCAAGAGTGTTCAGACCCTATCTGATTGTACAGAGGGTTAAAATGTACTCCGAACTTATACAATGGAAAAGTATAAGATGTATAGGATAAAGAGCCTATACGATAACAAAATTGAATCGGCTCATCTAGACGTAATTACGCTCTTATTGAGGCTCGACATGATGATGGTACGGTAGTTACTACTGGATTTGCAGGTGTAGCAGGTGCTCCATTTTACCTTGTATTTGGTGAAGATTGGATAGGAGATGGTGAAACTATTGCTGGAGAAAAAAATGAAATTTATCCTATTAAAGTTCTTGCAGAGCCAAGGATGGAAGGAACAAATGCGGTTTACAAATGCGAGACGACCGGTGGCTTGTCTTTAGGTGTTCCAGCAGCAGAACTTGCAGCAGGTAAACGTTTTAGCTGGGAATATGCAGCTGTAGAATCATCTCGTTCAAAAGGTGTTGGTACAGTTCGTTATACAAGTCCAGTGGCTATGCGTAATGAGTTTACTACTCTTCGCATTAAGGAACGAGTTCCTGGCAATATGTTAAATAGAAAATTAGCCGTTGGTATTCCAGTGATGGACGGAGACGGAAAGAAATTCGTACATAGTATGTGGATGCATCATGTAGAATTTAAAGTTGAAGAAACTTTCTCAGAATACAAATGTAATGCAATCATGTATGGAAAATCTAACAGAAATTCCAACGGTAAAACAAAACTTGCCGCCTAATAGGGAAACCTATTAGTGTAAATCAAACAAATATGTTTGAGAAAAATCGTAGAAAAACGGTGGAATCCATCAGAGTTTATATAAATCTAAAATAAAATACATTATGGAAGTTTGGAAAAATATAGATGGATTTAGAGAACTTTATCAAATTAGTAATTTGGGAAGGGTTAGAAGGAAAGATTCATTTAAAGTATTAAAACCATTGACCTTGACAAAAGGATACAAAGGAGTTAGACTTTATGTTGATAAATTAAATGCAAAAACACAGAAGATTCATAGATTAGTTGCCAAATTTTTTATTGACAACGAATTAAATCTTCCACAGGTCAATCATATTGATGGAAATAAATCAAACAATATGGTTGAAAATTTAGAATGGTGTACAAATGATTATAACATGAATCACGCCATATCTAATATGCTTGTTAAAGTAGGAGAAGATAGATTCGCATCAAAAGTTTCAGAAGAATCATTGATGCACATACAATCTCTTATAAATTTTGGATTTACAATAAAGCAAATGAGCGTCCTATATAATATATCAAAAAACTCAATGAAAGAGATTGTCAAAGGACATTCATACTCTCATTTGAATCTTGATATAAAATACAACAACCCTCCTGAAAAGAAATTTAATAAAAAGATAATTGATAAAGACTTATATATTAAGTTGAACAATTCTCTAAAGGATAATACCGTGCTAAACAAGCTTATAGAAGAAAATTACATAAGCTTACAGTGTAACGCATAGTGCTGAAATAATGCACCACGAGTCTATGAGTCCCTTCGTGGGATAAAATATATGCTGAACTGCTGGAATGATAAACCAGTAGAGCATGAGGATAAAAAGCCTCATGGGTAACAAAATGGAGTACATGAACTTTGGCAAATCTGGTGAAGTTATTAAACAAGGAGATGGTCTGAGAGCACAAATGGAAGTGGCTAATACAATTTTTTACAATGATTTTGATTTAAAACTTATTGAAGATGCATTGTTTGAATTGTCTGCTTCTAAACTTGACTTTGGAGAACGTAAATTTGTGTTACGTACAGGAGAGCGCGGAGCTGCTTTATTTAATAAAGCTGTAAAAGACGTTGTTTCTGGCTGGTATGTTAATGGATTTTACGGCTCAGCGGCTAATAACCCTGCTGTGATTCAGAAAACAAATAGCAAGTTGCATGACAATTCGTTGTCTGCTGGATTTCAATTTACTGAATATAGAGCTCCTAACGGACTCGTAATCAGTATAGATGTAGATCCATTGTATGATGATCCAGTTCGTAACAAAATTTATCATCCAAACGGTAAACTAAACACTGCCGCATAGCATTTTGCTATGAAAATCGAGAAAAAACGGTGAAACCTTTTTAAAATAGTGGAAACTATTAGCAATATGGAAATATTTAAAGATGTAATTAAATTTGAAAATACTTACCAAATAAGTAATTTTGGTAGAGTTATTAATAAAAAAACTGGCTTATTTTTAAAGCCATCATACAATAAAAAAGGATATGAATATTTATATTTGTCATATTCTCATACTGGAAGAATAAAATGATATGTTCATCGACTTGTAGCATTTCATTTTATAGATAATCCCGAAAGCAAACCTCAAGTTAATCATCTTGATGGTGTTGTTAGTAACAATAATGTAAGCAATTTAGAGTGGTGTACTAATGATGAAAATCAGGCTCATGCTGTTTTAAATAATCTTCATTATCAAGGAGAATCTCACAGAAGTAGTAAATTTACTGAAGAATCGGTATCACTGCTTCCGGAGTTGTTTAGTATAGGATTTAGTGTTGGACAGGTTAGCAATCTAACTGGGGTCGCAGCAATGAATATAGAGAAAATACTTAATGGAAAGTCATGGAGAAAATTAAATTTACAATTCAATGAAATTCGTAAAAATAAACAAAAAAATGATTTTACAATAACAATGCCAAAAGAGTTGTATATTAATTGCGTTAAATTTTGGGGCAATACCGTGCTAAACAAACTAATCGCGAAAGGTAGTTTGTCAGTGTAGAGCATAGATAGTGAATAAATATAATCTATCCAAGAGTTCTCGACATCAACGAATGGTTGATGAAAATATATGCCGAACTTATACAACAAATAAGTATAAGATGTAAGAGATAAAAAGCTTTTACGATAACAACAATGGGTGTAGCAATGTCTTATCGTTTTGACATACTTTATATCGGAACGATGGATCAGCCAAATATTCAACTTTGCAAAATTAAAGGCTCAGAAGAATATCGCGGCTACAGATGGGGGATTAGAAATCCTTTCACGGGCCAACTCAACAACCCTAGACATAATTGGGGCCTTGCTGCGTAATCAGCGAGTAAACTTTTACCAATATCGGTGAAATCTTCGTGAGTATTATTTGGTTATTTGAAATACTTTATTTACCTTTGCATAAAATTGTAAATGTATAAAAAATGGAAGAATTCAAATGTATCAATGGCTACGAAAATTATTATCAAATATCTAATTATGGCAATGTAAAAACATTGTATAATAGGTATAAAAAATGTATATTTAAAAAACCATTTATAAGAAAAGATGGGTATGTAGTTATTAATTTAATTAAGGATAAAAAGCAAACAACTTTTTATTTACACAAACTTGTTGCTGGACATTTTATCCAGCAAGACGGTGATGTTTTAAAATCAGAAGTCAATCATATTGATGGGAATAAACAAAACAATAATGTAGATAATTTGGAGTGGTGTACATCCTCATTTAATTCAAAACATGCATATGATACTGGACTTACAAAAATTGGATCCGAAAGAACTTCAAGTAAACTTACTGAAGATTTAGTTAGAAAAATTCCGGAGCTAATTAAAAATGGTAATACAATAAAGCAAATTTCTAAATTATTCAACGTAAGTACTACTGCGATACATCATGTATTAAAAGGAAGAAATTACGGATTTTTAAATTTAGATTTTGGATATACATTTAAAAAGTATAGTAATAAAGATAATACCGAGATAAGCTAATGATTAAAAATCAATAGCCATCGTAACGCATAGACACTGAACCTACAATGTAGAATAAAACGTGTCCAAGAGTGGTAGACACCCTACTGATTATTCAGGGGTGAAAATGTATGCTGAACTTTAGCAATCGAAAAGCTAAAGAAGTAGAGGATAAAAAGCCTTTACGATAACAAATTGAATATGTCGTTTGAAGAAGATGAAGCTGAAATTCATCGTATGACACAATTAGGTGTGGTTATTTTAGACCCAACAAGAACGATGAGTAT